TTGGCTTTTACGGTCTCCTTGTCACTTGTGTAGAAGAGCAGGCCAAGGCTGAACTCGGGAGCAATGTATGATCGCTGACCCTGCAGTCCATAGGCAGATGCCGAGATGTCGTCGAACTTACCCTTGGCAAAGTCCCAGCCTAGCTCCGTCAGGTACTTGTTTACTTTCGGAGCCTTCTTATTGGAGAAGTAAGGGTGAGACTGGATTGGCTGAGACCCTCCGGCCGCATCAAAGGACCACTGGTACTCAGTCCGAGCACCAGAGGATAGTCCAACGTAGTCGGCTACCACTACGCACTTTTTGCCAGCGGTAATGGTTACTGCGGCCTTGTGGCACTGCAGGCGGTTGTCCTCGGGGTGCGCTTGGAGTTTCTGCGGTCGAGATCCAGCGGCGCTAGCATCCCCGACAAAGGTGACGCGGGAGGTCAGCAGGCCGAAGCCGTCGTCCTCGATAGTCCAGTCGGGCTGGATTTGTAGGGCGCCGATAGAGCCCTTAGTTATAAAGTTTCCCATATTATTTGATGCCTAGAATGGAGCCGATTTTCCCGGCTATTTGTTTGGTAAAGTCGATGCTGGGAGCGTTCTGCTCAGCCAGCCTGGCGAGAATGTCGCGGATCTCTTTCTGCACCTTGAGGTTTTCATCCTCGGACATGGAGAAGGTGGACTCGCCAGCCATAGCCCCACCGATCGCGCGGAGGGTCGAAAACTCCATGCCGGCTGCGGAGGGCTTGGCCTTGTCGGGCTTGTCCTTCGGGCTCCTCTCGTCTTTCTTGTCCCGCTCGTCAGCGAGGGTGCCAAGGTCGGCGGCGGCGGCAACTGCGGAGGGGCGAGGGGGAGGCGCCACTGGTGGCTTCATCGATTCAAGAAGCCTAGCGACAAACTTGGGGTCGTTCAATAAGTCGGCAACCACCGCATTGGGACCGCCAAGGTTTGCCACGTTGCCGGGCAGCATCCCGAAGGTGCCGCCCCTTCTCGCCTGGGCGTCGCCTGTCTGGGTAAACTCGTTTATGACATCCTTGCCGCCACCGCCCTCGATAAACTTGCGAGCGGCTTCCCTCCTGGCTGCGGCAACCTTCTCGCGGCGCTCTGCGGTTCGGGCATCCCGCTCGCTCTTGGCAAGTACTTCTGCCTCCTCGTTAGTCAGGTCATCGTCTCTTGAACCAGATAAGGCACCAGCAATGTCGAAGCCTTTGGCGAGCACGCCCTGGAGCTTCTCGCCTTCCTTGCCGAGCGCGCCGATGGCGATGCGGAGTTTATCGGCGGGGTCGGTTGCGGCATCCATAGCCTCACCGATTGCGCGGATGACGTCCTCGGGCTTGATGCTCTCGAGCTCCATGAGGTCGAGCCCCATGGCGGCGATTGATTCAGCCGCGGCTAGGTTGCCTCGCTTGGCTGCGTCGATGAGGTCGGATGCCGCCTTGAAAGCAGCGCCGACCTCGGTGACCGATTGACCGGTCTCCGTTGCCGCGCCTTCGATGCGCTGAAAGTTTCCAACTGAGACGCCCATTTGCTGGGCGCTTCTCTGCAGGCCGCTGCCCCAGTTGAACGCGTCCTTGGCCTTCTGCCGGGCTTCCTCCATCTTCTCGGTGACCTTGCTTATCGCCATAGTCGCCAAGGCCATAGGGCCAGCGATAGCGACGATGCTGCGTCCAATGTCCTTGCCGAAGTCCGCAACCTTCTTCTGCACCGAGGCAACGACCGCGGATGCCTGATCTCGGGCCGTGATGCGGAAGTCTAGGGATTGGCTCATTTAGTCGGGGGCTCTACTTTTGAGAGGGAGTCAAGGAGCAGCTCGTCATCGGTCGATAAAACGTCCAGCTTGGCGCCATTGGAAATAAGGAAGCCAGTGGACAGCCAGATCGCCTTACACTCGGGCATTTGCAGGGCGTGCTCGTAGTCTACCCCATTCTTGACGAGGTTACAAAGGACGCCCAGTTGCCAAGGTATCGTCGCCGAGGCTCCTCCTGACTCGTGCTTACGTTCCCAAAACTTAGGCCACCTAGTGCCCGACCCCATGTGGGCGAGCATCCCCTGGCAGGCCACCGCGAACCGACCCTTGTCGGAGTGCAGGCGGTACGCGACCCACCTCTCCCGCAAGGTCAGCCGGCCGACCGGGCGCTCAGAGCAGACCTGAAGGGCGATAATAAGGTCGGCAACCGACACTGGCTTGTCGTGGTCGAGGAAGGGGGAGCCGATGCCCTCTAGCCAGATGCGGTGCTTAAGACACCAAGGGTAGAGGGTGTACCCCTCGAGGCTTGTGCGGGAAGGGGTCAGGAAGGCCTCTAGAAAGCGTTTGTCCATTTGGGAAGGGTAGGACTAGGGGTCTAGCATCAAAACGCCTCCTAGGGCAAGCCAGATAGCAAAGAATAAGGGCCGCCAGTATTGGCGACCCCTTCTTGCCATCCCCTGCTTTCGGGATGTCAGATTCTAACCTTAGGTGATGTCCTCGTAGTCGATGCCGGTGACGACGACACGCATGAAGCCCTTTGCCTCGCCGCGCTCTTCGATCTGCGTGATGTGCCCGGTAAAGGCAATGCCGTTGCCAGTGAAGGACAGGTTGTCGCCGATGACTGCAGAATACGAAGAGGGCACGAGTCCCTCGACAGTAAGGTTGGTGCGCTCGTCGTAGTAGCGCACGCCGATTACCAGGCCATCCTTGTCGACCACTTCGTCAGCGTTGGCAAACGAGCGGGAGACTGTGTAGGACTGGACGGTCAAGCCAGTAACGGTGCCGTTTATTCCGTGGATATGGGCCGTGCCCTTCACAATAGGAGATGCCATGGTGGTTTAACTATGGGCGAGAAGTAAAAAGCCGCCTTAGGGGGCGAGGACGGCTAGCAGCTCGTAGTTGTAGGTCGTGCCGAAGGTGCGGTCCCCGCGGCCGTCGTCGATGCTCTGCAGGGTCACGTCGTAACAGGTCGCATCCCCCTGGGAGACGAACACGGCCTTGACCCCTGCTAGGTCTGCAAAAGCCGAGGCAACCTTCTCGCTCCGCTGGCGGTGATCGGCTAGGCTGCTGGTCTCGTCAGCGGGAGAGAGGACCATGACCTGGAGCGTGCAGGAATAGTTGCCGAGCCCCTGCGGGATGTCGGGAATCTGCCCGACCGCCTCAACGCTGGCGACGACCATAGGCGGGTCGACCACTGTGACGCTCAAGCCGGCGAGGACTTGCACGGATGCCCCTAGTGCCTGGGCGTTAAGGTGCGCCACGCAGGCGGCCTCGACTACTTCTCTGATTGATTTGGTTCCCATAAGTTAGGTTGGACGGCCCCCACGATTGGTCACAAGCAATGCCTGGTCTAGGACATTTTGCCACGGACGCGCAGCGATGGCGGCCTGGCGAATCGAGATCACGCGAGCCTTGACCCGAGCCTCAGTCGAGATGCCGTGAATGTCCCCGATTTGGTTGACGATAGTCACCGAGGAGTTGACCGAGGTGCGGGCGCCGACTTGGTCGATAAAGAGGCCGGGGCCAACGTGGCGCTTGATAAAGGTAGGGACTCCCTTGCGGCCTGAGAATCGGTCAGCCCCGCGGATGCGTGAGGGCGGGACCTTAAGTATAATCTGCCACCAGGCGCTGTTTAACTTGCCGACCGCCTTCTCCCTTTGGGCGGTGTATCGGTCGATAACCTTCTGCGGTGCGACGACAGGGCGTATTTGGAAGGCAATACCGGGGCCCTTGTTTTTGCGTATGCGGCCTTTGTACTGGGCGCGGAGTTGGTCGTGGACGCTGCGGAGCTGGGCCTCGTTGTCGGCCTTGCGGAGTAGGTCGCGGTACTTGTCCCCGGCGGCCCCGCGTAGGTTCTTCATCTTGCGGTATGCGCGATCTACGTCGGGGTCGTGCTTGATGCGGTGCGTGATCGGGTGGCTGTACTCCTTAAGCCGAATGTTGGGATTGTTCTTCCAAGCCACGAAGGACTGAAAGTCGTCTTGCAACTCTGCCATAACCGAGGCGGTGCTATTCTCCTTGGCCATCGTGAAAGAGCGGATGTCCTGGGCTACTGCGTTCTTGCCGATGCGCTCGGCCTCCTTGGTGTCGCCACCGCCACCGCCCTTTACGACTGGGGGGGTCAACTTGATAAAAGTGCGAGCAGCCAGAGCGGCCTCCTGATAGAGCATGCCGCGGGTAAAGTTTTGTAAGTACGACCCCATGCCGCCTAGAGCAGCCGCCACCCTCTGCGCCGAGGAGGGGATGACCTGGACGGCTAGGTCGCCCATGATTAGAAGTCGGCCTCGTTGCGGACGCGGAGCATTACCCAGGCGGTGCCGGGCTTGTAGGTCTGGTCGACAATGCGATATTTGCGGTTGCCCTGCTCGGTGGCCACGAGGGTCTTGCCGATGGCGAGGGAGGAGACAGGGGAGCCCGAGGACAGGGCAGCGGCGCAGGCCGTGCCGTAGGCGGTAGTCCATGAGGCGGTCTCAGCTACGACCCGCACCTCGTGGCTCACTGATTCTTTGTAACCGCCGGCCACGAGCTCCTGGCTGACAGTGGGCATCCCAATAAGGACTTGAAAAGAAGGGGTGCCGCCGACGGCAGTCCATGTCTGGACTAGGTCCCGCATGTCGCCAACTATCTCCTTGGCGTCGGCGATGAGGTCGCTGGTCTGCATACTTATGACGAGGAGACAAAAAAAGGGGCTCCCGAAGGAGCCCCAGTTTCCGAGTGTCGCTGAGCCGATTAGGCCGGGGCGACGTCGCGGACGCGGACGAGCGAGGTGGTGCGACCCTTGGCGGCGCCGAAGAGGATCGTGGCGGTCAGACGGAGGAAGCCGTCGGTGCCCTTGCTCTTGAGTACCTGGACCGCGAGGCCCGAGGGGTCGACAGCCTGGTCGACTTCGCCGACGTACATCTCCGCAGAGGGGAGAGCCGAGGCGATGGCGATAGCATCCTTACCGCACGCAAAGGCGCGGAGGTTTTCGCTGTTGAGGGGGAGGTCGTTGTACTCGAAGACATCCATGCCGGCAACCTTACCGAACGAGCCGGAGGTGACGAGGGAGCCGGAGGCACCAGCCGAGGTGAAGGGCTGCACGAGGGTGCTATCCTTGCGGAGGGCACCAGCGTAAGCGGGGTTCACAATGAGCGAGCGCTGGAAAGCGGCCTTGGCGGTGCTCAGGTCGGTGTTCAGGTCAATAACGTCATCGTAGCCGAAGTTAGCGGCGGTGATGGTCTTCAGGGAGCTGAAGTTGGCGTTGGTGATGATGGCACCGATCTCAGCGTGGCACTTGGCAGCGAGCTCTTCAACGGCGTTCTGCACGAAAGCGTTGACGATGTACTGCTCGCCGTACTCAGCGAGGGTGATAGGGTTGAAGGCCTTGGTGCTGTGGAGGTGCTTGAGGGTCACGGAGACGGCCGTGATGTCTGCATCCTGGGCTTCGTGGTAACCGGTGGAACCGAACTCAATGGCAGCGTCGCCGCCGATGAGGCCGCACTGGACGACCTTTCCGCGGGTGAACTGGCCGGTGAGGTTGGTGGAGAAAGCGTTGACGAGCGCGAGCCGGCCGACGAGTCCGCTGATGACCTCGGCGGCAAGGGCGGCGGGAGCCGCGGCGATGGAGTTAGCCATGATAGTTTAGTTTAGGATTGGGTGATTGGGTGAGTGAAAGTTAGCGGACTGCCGAGATCACCTTGCGGTGCTTGGCAAAGAAAGCCTGGCGCTCCTTGCCGAAGGGCATGGAGAGGAACTTGGAGCGGATGGCGTCGGGGGAGTTGTCGTCGGTGGCAACCACCGGGACTTCGACAGGGTCAACGCCAACGGACGCAGCGATGGCGGCGGCCTGCTCGGATGAGCTGATAGCGGTCGACTCGAGGGCGGTGACCTTGGAGGTCAACTCAGCGACGAGAGCGGAGGAGGCCTCGAGGGCGAGAGTGAGCTCAGCGAGCTTGGAGTCGCGGGAGGCGAGCTCGACCTTGTGGGACTCAGCGGCTTCGATAGCCTTGGCGGCAACTTCGTCGCGCGTAGTGACAGCCTCGGAGAGGTTGGCCTGAACGGCGGCGAGGGCTTCCTCGATGGTGTTATGCTCCATAACATTGGGAGAAAAGTAAAAAGAGGATGCGC